CTACGGGTTCTGGTGGTGGTAGAGTAAACACTAGTAGTAATCCGGGTAGTCATGTCAATTACTTTTGGGTTCACGTATTTACCAAATCGGCAGACGGGGCTACGATGAAGATATATCGAGATGGTGAGGAATTGGCATCTAGGACAAATGCGGGTGCTTGTCCGACATTGAGTAATGACGCGGCAACTGTTGGTGGAGATGATGTGTATACAAGTGGTTGGGATGCCAAGATGGGTGCTTTCCTCTGCTACAACAGGGAACTCAGTGCGACAGAGGTAAAGCAAATAACTGCCGCATTGCGTGGAAGGGATGGTGCTTAGATGGCAGATAGCGATAAGGACATCCTGATTACTCCGAATGTGAGTCAGACTTCCCAACCAGAAATCAAACTGGTAGGTAAGGACAACTCTCCAATGTACCTCAAGGTGTTGGATGACAATACCCTATCCTTTGAAGGAACAGAAGGGCAGGTTTTCTCAATCGGGCCTACGATGTCGAGCGGGGATATATTCAGCGTCAATGACATATCTGGAATACAGAGCATGGCTGTGAATGCCGATGGTACAATCACTATGAATGCTCAGACCAAATCAACCACGATAAAGAACAGCGCATCGAATACTGCTACTTTGATTCTAGAGAATACGAATGCTGATGCGATTGATGGGCCTATACTTGATTTGTATAGAAACGATGGTGCTAACTCAGGCGATGGGGATGATATTGGTGCAATAGTTTGGAGTGCCAATAACGATGCAGGTCAGAAGACCAACTTCGGTAGAATAATGATGGAACCGAATGATGTCAGCGATGGCTCAGAAGACGGTGAGATGATATTCAAACTCACAGAAGCAGGTTCGGTAGAACAAGAATACTTCCGACTTCGTGGTGGTGTGAGACAGTTTGAGATTAATGCGGGTACTGATGACATAGACTTCGTTTACAATTCAGACGCAACGAGTAATTTTTTCTTCATTAACGCTGGCACACAACGGATAGGAGTTGGAGATGCTGGTTCTGCTCCTGACCATTTATTACATCTAGAAGGGATAGATGGCGGTAATGGAGAGTTATTTGTTGAAAGGGCTAGTGGTGCAGGAATCAAGACACAGGCACAAGCATCAACTGGTGTATTCGGAACTTCAACCAATCACACTCTAGCATTGATGACGAATGGTTCTCAGAGAGTCAAGATAAACAATGTTGGGGGAATCGAAGCAGTATCGAATGCGAATGGTTGGAACCTTTGGCATAAATTGACTTTTGGTGTATTAGATTATGGAACTGCCACAGGTCAGGGTAATGGACTGAAATTATTGACATTTGATGATAACGAAGCAGGTCTACCAAAATACGCCTTACCTAGAGATATTACCATACGAGCAGTTTCGTTTCACACCAATGGAGTTGTTCTTTCCGGTAGTACTGCACAAGTGTTTAGGATATTCGCAAATGGTGATGCGGGACAAGGAACGCTAACTAATATCTCTTACAACGCCAGTCAATTCACAAGACAGAATAGTGAGAACGCTAATGCTACTGACCATACCTTAGTAGTCACAGGAGTAGATGCTTCATACAATGCAGGGGATACACTAGCATGTAGAAGGGAATCCGGTGCAGTGGACATGGGTGATTACGTGGTACATATTTGGTATAGTATTGATAACGCTTAGGTGATAATATGGTTGAACATGGTGAAGAAGAGCAGGAAAGAAACCCAAACGTGACAGTGGATTACAATGTGGGTCCGGGTCATTCGTTATATGATGAGACAGAAGCAGATGCATTTGCTTGGGAGGAACTCAGAGCGAAAAGAAACTTCCGCTTGAAGAGAGTAGATGTGTATCAAGGGGTCTTACTTTACAACACCTTGACAGAAACACAACAGTCCGAGTTGGCTACATACAGACAGGCACTTCTGGATTTGCCAAGTGACTATAATGACCCATATGAAGCGATGGCAAACCTACCAACAATACCATCTTGGCTAAATTAACTCGCAGTCCCACCATCGAAAGCGGTTCAATCTGACCTTCTTCAACGGTAAATCCAAAATGCAACCCCATTGTAAATTAGTTTTCTAAATGACCGTTTTACCCCACCCTAGAGAGCCTCACTTTTGGCCCACTCCATTGCAAGGTAGTCCAACCTTCCCAACCACGAAAATAAACCACCTGCGAGGGCTACTAGGTAGGGAGCATAGAAACCCAAAGGCACTTCAATTCTGAAATTATCTAGAAGGCTCATGTCTAAAATTTCAATCATTGGTCTTCACTCCTGAAATATTTCGCTAGTTCCTTGAACTCATTCACTAGAAGAAACGAGGCACAGAAAAGAAAGAAGCCCATCAGAATATAGACAGGCAGAAAGGGACTATACTCCAACTGTCATTTCTCCCTGTACAGTTTCCCCTGATTGTAATAAATTTCAAACTCAATTTTAGTAGTGTGTATCATGTAACCTGTGCCACCCAGTAGTCCCAGTCCCAATCAGGATGTTTTTTCTTCATCAAATCAATATGCCTATCTTTCTCATTAGCCATTCAGTTTTCCTCCCAACATCCATGTGGTGCAGAATTTACACCACTAGTTATTTTACTTTTTTATTAGATGTGAAATTTTTTGTTGTGTAGTGCAGACTTTCGACTGGGCCGTGACCAGTTTCGGAAGTGAAAAATCACACATTTATTCGTATTTAAACTTCGGAGGAGGGTCTTTTTACACAAAAAATAGTTTATTCCTAATGCAGAACGAATTCGTGAGGATTCGACTAGTAAAAGTCACAATTTTTGCGATAAAAAAAGCGGAGCCTTGGCCGGAAATTAATCCGACCAAAGCCCCTTACATTCTCTACACTGCCAAATCTTCATCTTGACAGGAGAGCCTACTATCTGCCCTTGTATGCGAATAGGAATAGTTTCCTTTCCACAGAACCTACATGTTTCCTTGAGAGCCACTACGTTCCATCTCCTCAGCAATCAACTTGTCCATGTACTCTTCTATGTTAGTCTCTGAATACTTGGAACCGCCGAACGCCGCGAAGAAAAGTAGGCTAATCACAAGTACAAATACTGTCCATGCCACCCATTCCAATGCCGTTGCCATTACCAATCAACTCCTAAATCGAGGACTTCCTCTTGGTCTATTGAGAACCCCTTCACCATTTTATTGTTTTGGCCGTGTTGCCAAAGGTCATACACCAACTGGCAGTCTTTCAAGCAGTAATCTGCTACCTCTGAGTATCCACCAGCCTTCCATACTTCGGGAGCCATTGCGCTCTCCATCATCTTGTCAGAACCAAGAGTATGCTGTACCAGATTCGATAGGGAGTATCTCTCACCGTATTCCTTGTTGAGTATCCTACTCGTATCGATGTATGCCTTGTTGTCTAGATACTTCTTGATGCAGTAGATGTCCATTGCGTTCTTCAAAACAGGTAGGTCAAAGCCAGCGATGTTATGTCCAAGCAGAGTACCTCCCTTCTCAAGGTGGTCATCCAAGTCAAACTTTAATTGTGACAGAGGTTTGATTTCTATGTTGCTCTTCTTCAAATCATCTACTGCTTTGTCAATGTATATGGTTCCCTTGTCACCATCCCATGTGCATACCGTTGACACTTGGAACATGTGGGTATTACCCCAACCGCCTATGTCGTGAGACATATTCTTGGTTTCCAAGTCAATTGCTAAAACGCTCATTCTTTGCCCTCATCACCAGACCACAACTCTGCAATCTTACTCTGCTTAGTTTGTTCGGGGTTGGGAGCCTCTATCAAAGTGGCCTTCTTCAAATAAGCAACAATGTACTGACCATCGTTTATGGTTATCATTGTAGCCAATTCCCAACCGTCAGCACCGTAGGTATTCAAAGATTCTAGGATTACCTTGGGTCCATCACTGGTGTTAAAAACAACATATTTGTTCTCAAAGATACTACTCATTACCCTCTGCCTCCTTAAACCGCACATAAGCCCTTCGCCCTATCATCTTTGTCTCAAAATTGTCGCCTAAGTCATTGAACCAGCGATAAACTGTGGCTTGTCCCTTGCGACTTTCCTTCCTTACGGAATCCAGCATTGCGGTTTTGTTAACCCAATCGTCATCTCCCTTGCGAAGTTGTTTGTATGTTTTCTTGAATATCGCTAGGTTTGCTCTGTCCTTCAATCCATTCGCTTGAACTTTCAATGCCATGTCCAACCAAGAGACTAGTGACTGATAGCATTGTCTTACGAGGAACGAAGCCTGTCTTACGTTTCTCTCAGTTACTATGAATCTCTTCGACTTGTCCGTTATGCTCGGTGCTTCCGCTATCGCAGAAAGAACAGCCATACGAATGAGAGTACCATTCAACCTAGTGATGAAGTTGCTTGCAATCTCAAACACTTCGGGCCTACTGTTGGTAACGTAGTTTCTCATCTTCCACGACTCGTTCTTCAACGCATCTATGACACCATCACCAAACTTCACTGTGGATAACGGGTCTTCTCCGTTTTCCTCGTAGTGTTGCTTCAATACCTCGTACATCTTAACAAAGTTGTTGGCAAACTTAGTGATAGGCAAATCCCTGTTTCGGATAGTACCTACTTCCTCCAAGATAGCATCACGAAGTTCGTCTTGGATTGTCTGTGGAACTTCACGAATGTAGATAGCGCATCTTTGAATCACACCCTTCTCAGCGATAACTCCTGTCAGTGTCTTTGGTATGTATGTAGTAGCGAACAGTGACCTTTGACATCTGCACTCAATGGTATCACCTTCCTTG